CGCGCGGACCTCGCACGTGCGCCGCACGGCGACGCCGTCGGCGTACTGCTGCTCGGTGGTCGAGTCGTTGCGTAGGTCGCAGCGGAACGTGCCCGCCTCGTCCCATACGTCGGTGCGCATGCCGAGCGCATCCTGCGACTGGGATGCCGCGAGTCGCGTTGCCTTGAACTGAAGGACGCCGCCCGAGATCATCGGAGCGGACTCCGCACGGAGTACATGTCGAGGATGGCATCAACCCCAAACGGCACGGGGTTGAGCCCGATGGGCTGCATGGACTCGGGGTTGTTGTACCAACCGCCGACGAGCGAGATGATGGTGTGCACCAGCGGGTCGGGGATGTTGGCGTACCCGGCGGTGTAGGTCACGATCACGACGGATCCGTCGTACAGCGACGGCGTCTTCTTGAACCGAATGATCGGCATCGGTCCGTCCGACTGGTCGATCCAGTAGTCGGTCGCCGGCATCGTGATCTGCGCGTTGCTGGGGTCGTAGTACCTGACGTGCGTCAGCCCCGTGTACGGTGCGACGGGGATCAGCGAATCGGTCCACGTCGACAGGTACAGCGCCTCGCTGCGCGCGCTGAGCGCGAGCCCGGTGCGCTTCTCAACGTACACGTTTGCGACCTCGCGAAGCCTGATCAGCTCCGTGTCATCGTCCGTGTAGTCGATCTTAAGCGCCGACTTGATGGTTGAGAGCGGTACCGACATGGAAAAGGGTCGCGCGGGTTTCCCCGCGCAACCCCATGGGGAGAATGGATCAGCTGGCGTTCGGCGCGTAGATCGCCGCGAATGCGGCCGGATCGATGATCTTCGAATCCGTGCGCATCCACATGTACATGGTGGTCTCACCCGTCGCGGCCGCCGAGTACGGATCGACCATCGACTGCATCCCGGTGCGGTCGTAGATGCCGAAGTACTCCCAGTTGCCGACGATGAACAGCGCCGAGCCGCGCACGCTCGCGCTGGTGGCGGTCTGCGCCGCCGTGCTCGGCATCCACTCATTGACGTAGTACGGCACGCCGTAGATGGTGCCTGGAGCGCCGACCGTGATGCCCTGGTTGTTGCCGGCGCCGCCGGGCAGCCAGATGTACTCGTTGTTCGCCTTGAGCTTGCGGATCGCCTTGATGCAGGCGTCCGAAGTCAGGATGGCGAACCGTCCGGTGCGGTATGCCGGCGGGACGGCGTGCACGCAGTCGATCACGTTGTCGGCCGTGATGTTCGTCACATCCTGGTCTTCCGTCAGCGCAACGCCCTGCTTGATGATGCGGCCGGCGTTGGTGCTCGCCCACGACGTCGACGTCGTGTCGCCGATGCCCTGCGGCTGCGAGGTGTTCGTGCCGATGGTGTAGTACTCCTCGGTCTCGCGCGCGAGCGCGACGCCGAAGCGCTCGGCAGCCCAGTTGAGGAAGGTTCCGATGCCGCCGTTGCCGATGGCGTCGTCGATGTACTCCTGCGACATCTTGGTCGCAACGACGAACTTGTACGGGTTGACCGTGATGCGGTCGAACGTGAAGTCAGCGGGCGTGATCGAACCGGCCTCGGCGACCAGCGCGGCGGTCGGCGTGCCGGCCTCGACGGTGATCTGGCGGTTGGAGTCGATGGAGCTCACCGACGCAAGCTGGCGGATGACGCTCGCCTGGTACAGCTTGTTGACGATGCGGCGCTCCATGTCGGTCGGCACCGGCGCGTTGCTGGTGCTGAGCGCCATGGCGCGGAGCTCGGCGCGGTCGCCGCCGATCATCGCGCGGAACCACCGCGCGCTGTACTCCTCGTCCTGCTTCTTGACGGCCGGCGCGCGCGACTCAAGGGTCGGGGCCGACTCAAGCTTGGCGAGGCGCGTCTCAAGCGCGCGGACCTGTGCGTGCGCCTCGACGGCCGAAAGGTCGGCGTCCATGCGCGCGAACTTCTGCTTGTCCTCGCCGCTGCCCTGGGCGTCGACGGTGCTGCCGGCGCGGCCGGTGCGCTGCTCGTACGCCGCAAGGCTCTTGCGGTACTCGTGCGTGATCGACTGGAGCTCAGTCATGTCATCCTGCATTGTCTGCCATCCTTCGGAAATGGAGTGCGAGCCGCAGATACGCGGCGTTTCGATAGGCCGCGGAGACGCTCCGCAGGCTCGACGTTGTCTGTGGATACGCGGCGTCCGTGACCGCGCTGATCTCGACCAGCTGCGCGCGCTTGACGAGGCGCTGCGAGCGGTCCTTGTTCCAGCTGTCCTCGACTACGAAGAAGCCGAACGACATCTCGCCGGACATGTCGCCGCGCTCGAGCGCCGCGCGAAGTTCCTCGGCGCGCGCCGTCTCGGGTAGCTGCGCTTCGAACGCGAGGCCGTTGCGGTCGCTCTTGAGCTTGAGCGTGCCCGAGCGCGTGCGCGCTAGCGGGATCTCGTCGGTGCGGTGGTTGATGAAGAGCTTCACGTCGCCGCCGCTGCCGAGCGTCTCGTTGAACGCTCCGGGGGCGATTCGCTCCACGAATCGACGGCCATGCTCAACGATTTCGCGCGAGTCCTGGCCGTAGACGGCGGCGTACCCGGCAAGCGTGCGTCCGTCGATCTTCTGCTCGGTCGCCTCAAGCGTGCGCCTAGAAATCATTGGGCGTGCCCTCCTGCTCGGAAGTGTCGCTGCCGAGGTTCGACTGCCCACCGCCAGTGCCCATGTTGAGCGCCACGATGGGCTCGTCAAGTCCATCGAGCGGTTCCATGTCCAAGCGCTGGCGCGCTTCATTGCGCGTCATGTAGCCGGCCTCGACGGCCGTGCGCAGCGCGGCCATGGTCTCGGCCATGCCTGGGCGGATCAGCGCGCCGGTGTCGAATACGACCGAGTCGTACGGCGTCGCCAGCTTCGCGAGGATTTCGGAGCGCCAGACGCTCAGCCACGCGGACAGGCAAGAGTCGACGTACATGCGCGACAGCCATTCCATCGTGCCGTACGACGAACCGACATCCTCGGACAGGTACGACGCGGGCACGCCGTAGATGCGGGACACGTCGGCGATGCTGTACTTCCGAGCGGCTTCAAGTCCCGTGTCATCAAGCGTCGAGCTGATCCGTTCGATGCGGACATCGTCGCCGAGAACCACCGGCTTGCCGGCGTTCTCTGCGCCGCCGTGCCGCTTGATGTAGTAGTTCTCAATCTTCTGCATCAGCGCTTCGTCGATCTTCGCCTTGTGGACGAGCGCGATCTTGGGGTTGCCGGCGTTGCGGTACGACAGGAGCGCCATCTCCTCCTGCGCCGCAAGGATCTGGATCGACGTGCGGCACATGGAGATGGGCGATTCCCCCCACAGGCCGTACAGGCTCGGCGCGCGCAGATGGAACATCTGCTCGGGCAGGAGGTCGCCGTACAGCTTCGTCTTGTAGACGGGTGCGCCCGAGGTCACGTCGAGCGACACGCTCTCGGTCTCGAGCATGATGAGCTCGACCAGCTCGCCGCCGCGCGTGCGGTTGATCGCCGCAAACGCGTTGCCGTAGAGCAGCACCTGCATGGTCATCGCCCGACGGAACTCAAACGCCGACATATAGCGCGACGGGCTTCGCAGCACGGAGTCGGCGCCGCTGGCGCTCACATCCATGTCCACGCGCGCAATGTCGTTGCTGATGAGCGTGACCGCCCGATAGACGGGCGTGAACCGCAGGGCGTTGAACGGCCCGACGTTCGCGATTGGCGTCAGCTCACCGCCAAGGAACGTGGCGGTGTAGTTCCAACCGAAGAGGTTGCGGATGAGTGCGCCGAACACGCAGGGATTGTCCGCGCCCGCGCAAGCCCGCGCCCCTTCCCAAACTTATGAATCGTTGAGGAAGTCCCACGACGTGCCGCGACGGCCGCCCCACGCGTGCACCGCCATGATCGACGCGACGAGCGGGTCGATCACGTGCACGCGCTTGGCCTTGTTCACCTTCACGTTGCCGTTGCTGTCGCGGATCGGGATCGCCCGGGTGCACGCGTTTCTTAGCACTGGATCGTCGCCGATGACGATCTTTCGGTCCATCCACAACTGTTGCCACAACGCGCAGCCCGGCCCCATCGTGGCGATGCCCTGGCTGTACGTCTTGAGGGGCACGCGGCGCTCGAGGGCCATCTCGGCGAACATGGCGTCGCCCCATGAATCGATGGCAACCGTCTGGACGCTGAACTCGGCGCAGACCGCCACCAGCACCTCAAGGATGGCGCTGTAGGAGATCGCCGGGCCCTCAGTCAGCTGGATCTTGCCGCTGTGCGCCCAGTTCCGCACAGGCAGGCGGTAGTCGAGCTCGCGCTGCCGCACGTTCTCGGAGGGCCACCAGTAGTGCCCGCGCAGCGCCACCCGCCCATCGTCCAGGGGGACGGCGACCACCAGCGCGGACAGGTCCTGACTCTTGGACAGGTCGATGCCGCAGTACGCCTCGCGGCCGCGCAGCTGGGCCCAGTCGATGTCCTGACCGCCCGGCCAGAACTGCATGTCGAGCCACCC